TTGCAGTGATGTCTTCTATCGAATTGGTCACGTTCTTGATGTTGCTCTGATACACTTTTTTCGTGGCCATAATTACACCCTCTTGACGAGAATGGTTGTGTACCTCGAATCGAAAACCGGCGGATCCTGAGGGATGTATGTCTCAGAGTCATACACGAAGCGGTACTCCGAGAGATTTAGAGTCAATGGCGAACGGAATACGAGCTTGTGGGTTATCTCCGTCTTTCCTGCCTGAGAGTATGCCGCAAGTCCGCTCACAGAGATAGGAACGACAAGGCCCCAGACCGTCTCGACATCAGACCAACTCTCTGTGTTTCCCATCGCTCCTCTGGTGACCTTCTTCTTCTGTATCTTGATTCTCTGATTGAAGTTCATATGATCACAACCCCGGGTTAATTCTGTATTGCTGGATTCCTGAGTATTCTTCCTTTCCCCATGCGATTGTATTGAGGCCCGAGATTCCCTCTGACGAAAGGCCCTCGATTCTTCTCTCGTACATTCTGGCAACCCTTCCCATCACCCACCGCTTGACTGTCGAAGGTATATCGAGCTCTTCGCCGTCAGCATCTTCGAAGGGATTGTTCAGGTAGTTGTCAGCGTCTTCCTTCGCGGCGTTTACCAGATCGGTGATGAGCTCGTCGTCTTCCTCATGTGATACACGAAGATAGTTCTTCATTTCCGTGAGGGTTATTGCCAACCTGTCATAGACTGCCGTTGACATATGTCATCAGTCCTTTGGGTATGGCGCGCCGGGATGTGCGGCCCTGATGTGAGACTTGAGTCCCGAGAGGGTATAGAATCCCCTGTCACAGATCTGACAGACATAACCCCTGCCGTCAGGGTCCTTCTCTTCTATCGACTCAAAGGCTTTGTTCTCTGAAGGTGTAATCATCTTGTTCTCAGACGGTGCCTTGATCTCGGGGATGAACGTCACCAGCTTCTTCTTCTCAAGGTTATGCGCCTTTTGGTTTCCCATGTCCACTATTTCTCCCGACTTCACTATTCTTCCGTTATGCAAGAACGGTCTTTCTACTCTCACCTTCACTTCATCTCCCCTCCTTTCAAAGAGTTCTTTCCAGCGTTTTTCTATTGCCTGAACCGCGAGCTGCGAGCTGTTTCCCTTGAAGGGATATACATCGCACATGATCTCGCGTCTTCTGTCTGCTATTTCTTTTGGATCTTCTATCGCTTTGAGAATCGCTTCTTTCAAGTCTTCCGGTTTCTCGCATTGCACACCGACATCTGCGCATTCCCAGAACCGCAGTCCGTGATGAATATCTCGCCTGAACCAGGGAGGGTTCAGAACGACCACGGGCCTGTCGAGGTCTGCAAATTCATACAGTGTTGAGGAATTGTCGGTGATATAGACATCTGCTTCATTGAGGACATCATCGAAGGTCTTGAGAATCCTTATCTTGTGCTTGTGGTAGAAGGGATAAGCTATCTTCGCCAGTCTAGGGTGAGCATGACCTACGAGCTCGAACTCTGTTGATTTCGCAAGCTCCGGAAGAATGCCCTTGAAGTAATCGAATGCCCCTCTTGTCTCAACCGAGATCGAACAGTCCCAATGGAACGAGACACAGACCACCGGAGGATTGCTTCTCTTCTTTGCAGGTCTGTTGTGCCAGGGATCAAGTTTCGGACAGCCCACTATTGCGGTGGGAACGTCCGGACAACCTTTCTTGTTCTCTCTCTCACACCATTCATTGGGAACGATGAAGAGACCCATGAAGTCTCTTCCATTTCCCCTCGCATATGATGGGTGGTTCGAGTCTATATAGGTCTGACCTGCTCCGTGATCGACAAGGAAGGGGATTCTTCCGGCTGCGTATGCCGTCTTCGCGTCCTCAATACCGGCCACAACGACCGGGCCTGTTCCTTTCCGCAAGCTCTGAACGACTTTGAGGTGCGAGGGCATGAGATATGTTCGGATCTTCTTCGATCGTGAATGAGCACCTATTTGCGAAAGGACATAGAACTTGCCTCTAAGATAATCGGGCATTGCCTTCCATATCGTTTCGAGATGATCGAAGTAATGGGCGGCCTGCGCATAGAAGTCTACCGAGACTCTTGAATCGGTAAACCTCTCGGAGATCAACGATTCCATTGCCCTTGAATTACCCTGATATGCCACATACCTGTCTCGAAGAACCTTGTTCGCCTTGAATCCCGAATGTTTCGGACATTCGTTGACCGTTCTCGGATGCCAGAGATGATAGATCGTTGAAGGTAGTTTTTCGATCTTTCCAACAAGCGCCATGATCGCGCACCTGAAGGCCTGATCTTCACCACCCCACCCCTCGAAGCGTTCATCCCACCCTCTGACTTTCTCGAACGTCTCTCTTGAGAGTACGAAAAACTCACCGAGCACCCTCTCGACTGCTTGAACATCTTTCTTCTCGATAGGAGGCCAGTCGGTAGGACCGTCTAGTATTACCGCCGTCGATTCTTTCGTTATCCACGTCACTGTTTCTGCCTGAACCATCGCGGTTCCGCGTCTGACTCTCTTCACTGCTTCCCGTATGTCTTCGGGTCGAATCAGTCCATCCGCATCAATGTAGACGAGAATGTCTCTCGTCGATTTGTTGAACGCGTCGTTTCTCATCCTTGAGCGATTGATCCTGCCGGTGTAGTCTTCCCCGATCACGATCTCGGCTTCAGGGACGTTCTTCTCGTAGAACCCCACGAGCCAGTTGAATATCTTTTCTCTATGTGCATTGCCTCCCTGAAAGGGGATCAGAATCGAGAACATCTTTCACCTCGAAGAAAAAGGGCCGGTTTCCCGGCCCATCATTTTATGACGCTTCGGCAGGTGCTGAGTCGAAGGTTCCGATTACGAACGACTCGGGTCTTTCAACGGTGAGCTCCACTCTCTCTTCGCAGAGGATAGCGAGCTTGTTCCTGATGAAGAAGTCGCTATGCGATCCGGAGACAGAGATTGTGACTTCCTGTCTGTCCCAGAGTGTGGCACCGAGACCAAACGATCCGGTGAGGAAGGTTCCCTCTGTGAGAGCAGCCGATACTACGACCGGAGTTCTCCAGAGTCTTTCCTGACCTCCGACGTTCACGTTAACCCAGACATACATGCCGTCGCTGGATTTGAGAAGTTCAATGTCTTCCCAGTCGCTTGGATGAAGCACGATACCATCGACAGGGTAGTAGGCAAGGTAAGCCTTGGTCATGGCCCTTCTGATAGCGTCGAGCTTCGTGTCTCCGGCTGTTCCGTCAGACCAGGAGTAAGTCTGAACATCCGCGTCGGTTGTGATACCGTGGATGTCTCCGTCTTCGCCTGTTCCGTAGAGGAGTTCATCGTCTTCCTTGAGGTAGAGTCCATAGATCAGCTTCGAGTCGATATAGGCCTGAAGTCCGGGAGCGTCGGCAAGGATCTGCTTCGTCACGGGTATCCAGTGCGCTATCGTCTTGATCGTGTTGCTCTTGTTCTCGAAGGTGATCGCGGATTCGGGCTTTTCTTCGCCTTCCGCCACAACAGCGGCGTTGTTGGTGAAACCTGTTTCTCTGATCCAGTCGATAGCTCCCGCGGTAGTGGGAATGACGTTGAGAAGAGACCTGACTCTTGCGGCCCTTCTCGGGTCCTCCACAATCTCAGGGATTCGATAGGACGGATAGAGGTATCCGGCGAGGTTGCCGAGCGACGCTCCGGTGATCAGTGTCTTCACCTGAACGGCCTCTGACTTTATCGGAAGGCCCTTGTCCTTGACGGCCTTGTAGGCTTCGGATTCCACGAATGTCTGACCTGGACTCTTGAACTCGGTCACTGTCGGTTCGGCGAGTCTTCCGGCTTTCGCTTCGAGCTCGTCCATTCTCTTCTTGGCCGCTTCCATGCCGTCGGTTATGCTCTTGATAGTTGCGTCTATGCCTTCGATCGACTTGGCAGTTTCGGCCGTTGTTTCTCCGTACTTCTTCAGTTCTTCCGCCTGTTTTGAAAGGAGCTCCTTCATGTCGTTCTTATAGGTCCCGAGAAGCTCCTGAAGCTCTTTGAGTTCCATACTTAGTTCACCTCACTGAGTGATTTGCCGAAGTTGCGGAATTCATCAAGAAGGGCCTGCTCCTTCTCGAACTCCTTCGCAACATTCAGTTCTTCGAATAGTCTCTTGATTTCATCTGAGTGGTCATCCGGCTCAGAAGGTGGAATAGCGGCTTTTGGATTCTGAGTGTCGTTCGACGGCTCATCGTCCAGAAGTGCTTTGAGGTTGTTTATTGATTCGCGCAATTCTTTCTTTTCACTTTCGGAAAGTTCTACCGTTTTCATTCTGCTTTGGAGCATTGAGAGAAGTTTCGGCAAACCTATTGTTTCTGAGTTTTTCGCCCCTGTTATGGTCGCGAGAGGATTCATGCCCCAAGCAACCACCGAAATTTCCGAAAGGCCAAGTTCTTTAAGCAGACGGATTTCATCGCCTTCTCCGTCTTTCTCGTATGAATACTTCACGATGTCGTATCCAATTGAGAGAGCGTCGAGAATTCCGTCCTTGATTTTGTCTCTTACCTCCTGCGCTCTCTGAGACTTGGAGAAGCGAGCCTTTATCCACAGCCCGAAATCATCTTCTTTGGCCTCTTCAACAACACCGATGATGTCTTCGCTCGATCCCCAATAGGCATTGTGATTGTCGACAAGTTTGATTCTCTTTAGCGGGAGCTTTTCTGCAATGGTCTTCTTGAAGGCTCCGGGAAGTATCTTGTCACCACCATAGTCGACATTATTGAAAACGGCCCCGTATCCTTCCATATACCCGGGGCCGTTCTCTTCTTCGATCACTTTCATCTGAGCCTGTTTAGGCTTCAGCATTTTCAGTTCCATGTCATCACCTCATTCGATAAGGTCATACGTTTCCACGCACCTACAATTGATTACCTCATCCGCACTGCCCCCGGGATCTCCCGGATACATCAGTCCGTTGCTGTACGGTTCATTGAATGGTTTAGTCTCGCCGTCCATGAAGGAATGCTCGTCTCTAACGCGCCCATCCCTCGAAGAGATCCACGTCTTTGAGAGCTCGATACCCGTTTGCGCCGCTCCTTCCCTGTTCCCGAAGTTAGCGGCTCCGCCGGTCTCTGTCCTTGCGATCATTAGCGAGCGATACTCGGTCATGGCGCTGTCACCCAGACCTCGCCACGAATCGTATTGCTTCTCGATCATCTTCGCTATCTGAAGGCTGGTGAGTTCCTGACTCATTCCCTTTCCAATCTCTTTCGCGATAGTCTGTTGAGTGGTAGAGAGCATCCGGGTGATCTTCCTTCCGGCCACGGCTGCTATCCACATCTGAACGCTTTGAGCCCATGGATCGAAG